AGGCTTTAGCCCATCCCTCTTTGGAGTCTTTAACATTAATGACAGTGCCACTATTGTAGAGATCAACTGGAATCTCAGGTAACTTAGATACATACTTTTGCTCCACACTAAAGCCTACACCAGTTCCGCATAACAGAATATACATAGCCTCATCAAAGGCTTTGGGATCATCAATGGGTAGGTATGAGCAGTTATAACCTGCAATGTTCTGACGCTCCAAGGCATCACCAGCTGTCATGATGCTACGCATTGATGGCATCACTTCTAAGTTAGTTACTGCAGATCGAAGTTCCGATTTTAGATTTGCAGGAATAGTGTAATTATGCTTCTCTTGCAAGTGCTTGGTCATGAAGTCAAAGTAGCGGTTCACAGTCTCAGGCCAGTGCTCTCTACGGCCTTTATCATCCAAGTAGCGAGAGTAGCGACTCTTGCCAATGTATTCTTGGTATGGTGTCATAGTTGTTGTCATTAGTCTAGTTCCTTTATTAAATATTCTTGTTTTTTCTCAATCACATCATCAAATCTTTCGACAAGATCATCACTCTGGATTCCTAACAGTTCCAAGAGTGAGACCTCATCCAAACGCTTGAGAGCCTCTTTCAGTTCTTCAAAGGTTATGTTTAGCACGTTTCTCAATCTCACGTTCAATGTACCATTTAGCCTTCTTCAGGTCTTCAATGGCATCTTGCTTAAGGTCACATCTCCAGATGTACTTGATTGCATTACCTAAGTTAAAACCCATGTGCTCTGTAACTTGGATACATTCAATACCTGAGGGATGTGCAGTGTAGTGAGGAGGTTTATTAACTATATCTCTCATTTGTTTAAAGAACTTACCAACCTCTTTTACTTCTTTATTATCATCATCCTTGCAGTCAACCCACTCTTTAATGGCTTCACTAAGTGGTTTTGCTGCTTCTCTTATGTAGAGGTTACGATTAACCCACTTATCATAATTAGTGCAATCATTACAAGGATGAATACCACTGTCTAATTCACTATAAAAACAAGTACTACATTCAATCGCTGCCATATTTCCTCCCTAAGTATTCTACGCTTAAGAACATTTCATCGAAGTGTCCATCCTGTACTTCATTCATCATCAGTAAGCCCCTCCAGTGTCTATTGCTTAGTTGATCCATATAACTTTCATCGTGGAGATAATAAGACCCAACGATGATAGCACAAATAGGCTTCCCATCAGCCCTCTTACCGTATGCAATCTGCTTTCCTTGTTGATGTCCAGCAACACAAGACATATGAAGCTTGTTAATAATAGCACTAGCAGCCCCTGCGGGTCGTCCCATAGCCCCCACAGGCCAGTAATGATTAAACCCCACCCCATTAATGAATACAGGATGAAGGAAACCGTGTACTTCCCAATCTTTTTCATACTCAAGATCCTTTGTAGATATTAAGCCTTCCAGTGTAGGATTATTGTTAATAGCCCTATCAATACGGTTCTCATGGTTCCCTAAAGTCATCACCATACGAGGCTTGTACACCTTGTGCTTAGATGACTTCTGAGACTTCTGAAGTTCCTTCAAAGGTGCTAAGAGAAGCTTCATGGCCTCCTTAGTAGCTTCAACGTCCTTCTTGTAGCGTAGACCTTCAAAGTACTTACTACCCTTGATGTCGTGAGTGCTAAGGCTTGGCATATCTGCAAAGTCACCTATGTTAATCACTACATCAGGTTTGTAATCGACAATGGCCTTACCAGCCCATGTCAGGTGCTCTAAAGGTACACCCTCTTTAATCTGACAGTCCGGGATTACTAGGATCTTCAATGTCATCTCCTTCTACTGTTAGTCTATCACCTTCACGTATACCAGCTTTGATGGATTCTAGGATACCAAAGGTAAGAAGTGATTGAGCTTCATCAGCTGTAAGGTCAAACTGATATGTTGCATCACCATTCTCATGCTCTTTAATCAGATTCACGTTCATTTTCAGCCTCTTTCAAGAACTCCTGAGCATCACCAGTGTACATGAAGTAACCTAAGACAATACCAATGGCTGCATTGACTTTCTTGTTCTCAGCAATGTCCTCAGGATGAGAACTCCAACCACCATTGATAGTATTCAAGTAGGTTTCTTTAAGTTTCTCCACAAGAATAACATCTGTAAAGTCTTCCCATACACTGCGAAGTTCTTTAGACTTTTCTAAAGCTTCAATTAGATTAGCTAACATAATCATTTACCTCTCTTTTCATTTAACCATGACATAGGAATATCTTTATCGGCATATTGGAATCCATGCTTGTTGCACCAATCCCCGTATGTAGTTTGGCTTACCTTTGAGAGTTTAGATTTAGAGTTACTGAAGACAAATCTAATATCAAGTTCAGGATGTTGTTCCTTCACCATCAAATGTTTCTGTCTATCAGCAGTCATGAACCTGCCCTTGCTCTCAATGATAATACCATTCTTAAGTAGAAGGAAGTCAGGAGTGTATGTACGTTTCTTCTCAGGCTGCGTATATCCAATGATTAACTTCTCATACTCAAATGGAACTTCTAAGGCTTTCAATCTCTCAGCTATCTTGTCTTCTAAACCTGACCTAAAACCATGCTTCAAAGCTACTTGTCTAACTGTCAGTGGCTTCTTACGCTTCGGCTTCATGGTACTCCTTAGTGATCTGATACTGGTGCAAGAAAGCTCCAAAGGTATCTACAAACTCTTCTTCGTGGTTTAGCTTACCCATTGTGAACAAGATGGCATGAACTAACTCATGGTAGAAGGTTTGCTCAGTAGACTGCTTATTCATTCCTGTACGTATGCTAATGGTTTGCTTCTCAGGATCACATTTACCCATGTCTTCCATGTGATCTGCATAGACTACGTTCCAGACTGATCCTGCAAGCTCGAAGGTGGTTGCCACATCTGGTTTGCTTTTCTTCTTAGCCATAGGAGCTTACCGTTTTCCAGTACCCTGTCAGTATTGCCGTCATAAGCTTTGATACAAGCTGCATATAATTCCTCTTCGGTTGTACAGTCTTTGAGAATCTTATCAGCCTTTACAGGGCCAATACCTCGTATACCTTCAATGTTATCAACTCTGTCACCTGTCAGTATCTGTTTGTAGAAACTGTACAAGCCTTCAAACTCAGTAACATAATACTCCTCATCCTTTACAGGATTATAGTGCCACCCCGGTAACTGATCTAGATCCTTGTCAACGTGGACGATCCAGTAGTTACCTTCAGTGGACGCTATGCCTACAGAGTCATCAGCCTCCTCGTTCTCAGACACCTTAGCACCGAGCTTCATGAGATGTTTGCGAAGAGCCTCATAGTGTATAGGCTTGGGAGCATCCTTACGATTGCCCTTGTAAGGAACAGTGGTAGCTACCTCGAATCTAAAGTTAGTTTTACCTGTAATCCATGCTCTGTAGTCATCACACTTCAGACGCATATAGATGATGTCGGTAAACCACTCTGTGAGTCGATTTAGTGCCCACTGTTCTTCTTCAGCTTCATTGGAGAAGCCAACTTTATAAACTAAAAAGTCAGCATCTACAATAGCCTCAGTAGGCTTGTCAGAGGACATCGTCCGCTGTCTCTGCTGCTTCTTCACCTTCAGGGACGTACACCTTCAGTTCAGTAACAATCAACTTCTTAATAGAAGGTGCAGCACCAAACTTAGCTGACATCTTGTGACGGTATGAAGAGATGACTGCGTGACACTTAGTACCATTACCCATCATGGCAATGTCTACAGGATTACCTTCTTCGTCCACAGGTGTGAACAAGTAAGTAGACTTAGCAACAATAAAGTTACCCATGCTCTCTTTGTTCTTGATGTTGATGCCCAGCTCTTTAAGCTTCTCACAAGCTGCATCACTCAAGTTACCAATGGTACATTCGTACTTCTTGTTGTCTTCGTTGAACTTAGTGTTAAAGTTATTCATCCAGTTGCTCCAGAAGATTTCACCAGCAACTTTAACGGGTTTCACTGTATCAATACTCATTTCATTTTCCTCTTTAATGCAGCTCTTGGGACGGGTGAGCTGTATTACCCGATGCTAGATCTTCTAAGTGCACAAGTGCTGATAAGAGCACAGTATACACCTCTTCAAGGTCTAGATCCTCTCCTATCTTAATCTTGAAAGTTTCCCCTTCAACACTAAATAGAATCTGATTCTTATCAATGTGTTTCACGCCAGTTGTTGCCAACTTTGTACTCCCCGTCTAGTGGACAACGAAGCTTGAAATGCAGCCCAGCTTCAACGATACTTTGCTTTGCAGCCTCACCTACTATTGTAGCATATATCTTAGGAACTTCAAGTTGAAATTCATCATGGACATTAGCTACCAGCTTCACAGGCCACTTGTTAGCCTTAGTCTTATCGTGAAACAATACTAAAGCTTTCTTCATCACTATCGCCCCAGCCCCTTGAAGGAGCGAATTGAGGGCAGCGTGTTCACTGCGAACCCATATCTTGCGACCATCAAGCCCCGGTACAAAGCCCTTACCCGCATATCTGCTAACCGTATTTCTAAGACGCTGTAATGCTGGTGTGTTCGCAAGAAAGGAGTCAATAAGCTTCTGTCCCGCTTTAGCATTACCACCGACAATGGAACCAATCTTAGCTGGCCCTGCACCGTATAGGAATGCGTATATAAATGTCTTCGCTTGATCCCTTGTTTGTAACCCTGCAGCCTTTTGATTCTGCGTGTGTACGTCAGTGCCGTCCTTTGACGATCCTTCAGTGACTGTCTTAACATAGTTATCATCTTTCATATAATGTGCAAGCATACGCAGCTCAAGGCCACTAGCGTCACAACCAACCAATACATTACCTGCTTCCACAGTCCAACATTCTCTGCACTCAGGCCCATAGATACTCCCAGCATTAGGAATCTGTGCCATGTTAGGACTACTGTGAGTCATCCTACCAGTTACAGCTCCATTCGTTATTACCTTACCATGTACTCTACCGTCCTTACCAACAGCTTCCAGCCAACTTTCAATCTGAGCTACACGTTTCTGTAGCATCAAGTATGTAGCAATCATCTGAGCCTCAGGAATGTTTACAACTTTAGACAGTACAGACTCATCGACAATAGCCTGACCCTTCTCAGTAAACACCTTAGGCTTCCATCCTAGCTCCATCAGCTTCTCTCCAATCTGCTTTCTACTTCCGGGATTGAAAGTATCAATGCAGTCTTTGATGGGCTTTCCACTGGTTTTGTGGAACCTTTGTGTGATGACTGGAGGCCATCTCTCTTGCATTTGTTCATAGATTCCTGCCATCTTTCCTTTGATGTCAGCAAGTAAACAGGTTGTATAGGCTTGATCGAGTTTGAATCCATGACGTTCCTGTTCAGCAATGATAGATGCTACCTTATGTTCAAGAGCAAGGCTTTCTTGTGAAAAGTCTTTCTTATTGAGTTCATCAGTAAGATGCTTATAAAGATTACAAGTGACCTCAACGTCCCTAATGCAATAATACTCCAGAAGAGCCATGTGAGGAATGTTGAAGCACTCACCTTTGTATTCCTCTCGTCGTTCCATCAACCATGTCCATACCTTTGTGTAGTCAATCTTATTCTTCCCTAGTCGAGTTCCCCATGCGTCTAAGCTGTGACCGTTCTCTACTGAGGGATCTAGCAGTCTTGAGGCTATCAGTGTATCGTACACTTGGTTCAAGCGAATCTTCGTACTCCAAAGCCTGTTGAGTATCGAGAAATCGAAGCTTATCCCGTTGTGGGCTACTATCAATGTAACGTCCTTTAAATACTCCACGAGGCTGTCTGCTGCTTTCCATACGTTCACTTCTCCACTGTCAATGTCCTTAGTTACTACCATCCAGATCGTGTTGTGATCTAAGGTTGTCTCTATGTCCAATACGATACGCTTCATACTCTGCCTTTAGGTCTTCATAGTGGTGAATAAGTAACTGATACTTATCTTGCATTTCATAGTACTTAGTCTCCAAGTCAAGCATTCTACCAGCTATGGTGTCTAGGTCAATCATTCTTTCCTCTATACGTTAATTCAGGGCAATGATACAGTGTACCCCTCCAGTCAGTATGGTAGGCAGTCTTTACAGGGTCTGCTGCGGTTAATAGTAATATATTCCTCTTACGTTCCTTAGTGGCTCTCTTGTACGCATTGGCCTTGTCTCTATTGGCTTTAGCCCAAGCACTCTGTTGCTGTCTAATCTTCTCCTTACGAGCTTCAATGATAGCATCAGCTTCAGCTTGGTTCTTAATGTTCTTAACCCACTTGCTCATTTTGCAGCCTCCATGTACAGCCCCACGTTACCTAGTGCATAGCCAATGAAGGCTATACCCAAGCCAGTGTTACCTTTGTAGAGTAAGTCCACAGCCACTACAGTGTAGACCACTCCAATGATTGCAATCAGAATACTACTCATCTTCAGTCTCCTCTTCTAGCTTATCCATCTCTTTATCAAAGGCTACATCACGCTCTTTGTCACCCTTATCACGACCAAAGATTAAGTCCCATCGAGCATCGTACTGCTCCTGAGCTACGCTGAAAGGTCTAGGTGTACTTCCCTTACTCATAGTACCTCCTCCTGCATCTCCACCATGCGTCCAGTTTCCATGTCATACTTGAGCACACAAGCTGGGCCTGTATAACCATTGTAACGATTCTTAGCCACTGAGATCTTGGTCTGATGTCTCTCATTGTCATCTGCTGCCATGCTGTTACGCTCCAATGTAATCACAGCATCACTCAGTTGAGCAATAGCACCTGAGCCTCTGAGCTGCGACAGTGAGACACTGCCACCATCCTCATGACCTTGGTTCCCTTGCAGTCTACGAAGGTGACTGACACAGATCAAGGTAATCTCCAGCTCCTGCACCAGTGTCCTAAGCTTCGTCATCATGTTATCAATAGCCTTACGCTCATCTCCATTGTCTTGACCAGATATAACAATACTGATGTGGTCAAGAAAGATAACCCTGCAATCGCAAGCCTTAGCCATATATCGGATTCTGTTGGCAATGTTGTCAACGTCACTGCTACCGAAATGGTCAAAGAGATAAACACGATTAGTACCAAGTGTTGCATCGAAAGCATCTTTAAGCTCCTGTTCAGTTGTTGGAGTGTCAGGTAAGTGCAGTAGTTTGTTAGCGTGTAAGCTCATGATACTTCGAGCTGTCTTTCGAGTGGACTCCTCAAGGAACAATCCTCCAATGTTCCAAGTCGTAGTGTTCAGTATATTGAACAATATTTCACGTAGGAATTGACTCTTACCCAAGCCACTACCTGCTGTGACTGTGATTAACTCTGAAGGTCTGATACCATACAAGAGCTTATTCAAGCCCTTCCAAGGGTACATAGCCTCAGCCTTAGCCTCAGGTTTAATGACTTCCTCCCACAGTGATGCTGCATTGATGATGCCATCAGGAATGTACACCTCAGCTCTCCACCACTCATTCACAAACTCTTTGGTAGCACCTGCAATGAGATAGTCACAGGCATCTTTGTAGCCACTCAAGTGCTTCACAATCTTAGCCTTGTTACCAAACAGTTCAGCTACTTCCTTAGAAGCCTTCTTACCCGGCTCATCAGCATCGAAGCAGATCACAATGCTATCGAAGGAGTTAAGCCACTCATATTGTGCCTTGCAGTCCTTTAAAGCAGCCTGTGCACCGTTTCTGACTGACACTACAGGGTAGAGGCTACCATTCATCTGAAAAGCTGCTAGAGCGTCAAGTTCTCCTTCAGTGATGGTGACTGCCTTGCCACCAGCGTGAAAGAGCTGCTGTCCGAAAAGCCTAGCATTCGTGAATGTTCCAAGAATGCTGAAAGTTTTGTCTGCCACTCGTCTAAGTTTTGCTGCAACAACTCCTCCGGCATCGTCAGTGTAAGGATAAAAGTGTTGTCCATTTTCTTGTGTTACTCCATATTTCTCACAGGTTTGAAGGGTAATACCTCTATCAGGTATCGATTTAATTGTTCCTTTGATGTCTAGCATCTGAGGCTTTCTAGGTTGTACTGCTTGTTGCATAACTGACAGTTCATCAGCATCCATCTCATTGTAGTAAGTGTTGCATGAAAAGCAGTAGGTGTGATTGTCATCGTATAAGCCATTGGCATCTGAGCTACCACAGGCATCACAGGCAATATGCTTAATGAGTTTAGACTCAGTCTTAGGTTTACGTACTAGGTTTAGCTTCATTTGTGTCTATGTCCTTACGTAGTTCTTCGATGACCTTCAATGCTCTCACATCAAGGTAGCCATAGTAGATTTCACCCCTAAGCTGGAAGGCAGTGAAATCCTGTAGCAAGGCTAGACAATCAGCTTTAAGTTTGTCATCCTCATGGGTATCACCAAAGTGTGACGGGAAAGGCCAAGGTTTTGATTCATCTATGTTCATTTTGAGAGCACCAGTTTAATTACAGTTACGATGGCGACAAAGATAGCCATTACCATGCGAAGGGGTCTTCCTGAGCTGCTACGTGACCGTTATGAGCCTTAGTTAAGACTGCCTCAGCAACATGAGACATAACCTTATCACGACCATTATTCATGACTAATTCAGCCATGCTATCAATGACAGACCAATACCAACATTCATACTGTACCAAGTCCATGTCAACATCATCATCAAACAGTTCTATAGACATAATAAATTATCCTTTCAATGGGTTTATTGTCTGTTTACGCACACTTTAAAGACTTATAAGTATATTACTTAAATAATACTTATATAGTGTATTTAACTTCTATGAATCATCCTAGATACTTTGTAGTATCTTTAAAGTTAGGGTAGCACACTTAGTACAGATTGTCAATGATCTCCTTCAGTGTTAGTGTCTCCAACGTGACAGTCACCATCCTCAACCTCAGCACTGTCATCTATATCATCCGAGGATATAAGGTCTTTACGATCCTTTGTAGGTAGGTGTGAGTCAGCCTGTACAGTTTTAAAGCATTGCTGGCATAGGTCAATGAATGTACCTGTCACTGCGTGTTTACGTGTACTTTCATAGTCTGTCAATATCCTGTCACAACATAAGCATTTCATACATCTTCCCTCACTTCAATCAAGTCCATTTCCTCAGGGTCATACCCAAGCTGCTCATAGACCATGCTTTCAGCTTCTTCCTCATTGCTTGCATAGACCCATACATCCTTTGTTGGGCTTACCTGATAGCAGTATTCATTCATCATTCTTCCTTTTAAATGGATTAACTTTCACCCATGCTTTCATGTGCACTGGGTGTCCATTGGCATCATAGCTGAGACTATACATCCCGTCAATGTGTTTGAACCATAGCATACCCATAGGTGTTTTAATGGGTGTTTCCCTTGGTACGTCATACAGTGGAATTGAAGGTTGTTCAATCCAGTCTTTTAAGTCAATATCAGATAACATAGCACTCCACCCCTTACCTAATGTAAAATGATGGCTTTAAGAGGCCATAGATGGCCTTTAAAGGGCTTTCTAGATCATGGGCAATGGTCTGTTGTTCATTGTGCTCATGTTTATAAGCCTTTGATCCCTGCCATTCAAGGTCTGACCATTGACTGTGTGAGATAACTTGAAGGACATCTAAGCCTTGATACATCACAGAATCTAAGTCCCTGCAGTCCCCGTCACTGTCAATCTGACATTGGACATCAACGATAGCCCCTGAGTCCTCTAATTGACCTATAAAGTGAAAGGTTATTGTTTCGATGGTCATTGTGTGTTTTCCTTACGTGTAATAGGTTTAGCGAATAGCCACTTGTCACCTAGATTTCTGATTGATCTCACCCACTTGCGACGATAATCCCGTCTTACGTGTTCCGGTACATCATAAGACTTGAAAAGCTCACGTGAGTGTTTTAATAGTTTAGTATTCATTTTTGATCCTTTTGTAAATTACCCCATTGTGCTGCCATTGCGTCAGCCATACCTTTAAAGAACTTGCTTCTATTTTTAGAATCATTCCCTCGAATTGCTGCACCCAGTGACTTACCGCCTAATTTGCGACCTGTACCTGAGGGACAAAAAGGCACAATACCCTCAGTTATAACATCAGTTTCAATCAATGGCGGTAAATTTTTAAGCCATAACAATGTTTTTTTAGTGTAAGATTCCCCGAACATCCACGGCTGAATTATCTGCGTCTCAGGCGGTAAACCTACAATGTTTAAGGGCTTAGGGTTCTCAATACAGATCATTGGAATGGGTGCATCTAAAAGCTTCATAAAGAACTCTTTTGCATCCATAGCCTTTTTCAAACGCTCAGGGTCAACAATGCCTTTTTGTGGGTACATTCGACAAGCCCCAGCATTGGACATAAAAGTGCATGGAGGGTGTGCAATCATAAGATCCCACCCATGATCGATGATGTCCATGATGTCGCATTGATAGTGATCACCCAAGGGCGACTCACTGGGCAAAATGTCGCATGATGCTGCATAATGCCCCCCCCCGTATAAATGCATCTCTTACAGTGCCTGAATACTCGCAAGCTACTAATACTCTCATTTAAAACCCCTTAAAGTACATTTTATCATTGTCTACTGTAATCCATGCTTGCCTTGTCAATGTATCATACATAATTTCATCCCCGACATTGATCAATGCACCGGATCTGCAGCAAATACCCTTAAACCTTGCCCGCATACGTTTAATCATGATTTCTTTCCCTTTAAAACCTTAATAGACCTTTTATATAGTTCTGAGCATGCATCGTTCACTTGATCCCGATACTTACCCTCTGCAGCATTGTTGCCAATTGATTGCATAGCTTGTGCCGCCAATGTAGCATCATCGATGATATAACGCAACTGTTCTTTGGTTTTGCGTTTATAGTCGTTCACTGTAAGCATGTTATTCACCCTCTTTCAATTGAATGCAAATTGCATTGTAGATTGCACGTTTATCCATATAATAACCGTGATCGTTATCGTTCACACCAAAATTGTGCCATTGATTGAACCGTTGATTTTCCAATATATCACTTTTTAGGCTATGCCATTGTGAATAGTGCCCAATAAAGCCCTTTAGATTGTAATGCGCTATAAACCCGCTTGCAAGATATAAGAATTGATACCCTTGCTTATTAAGCTTGTCGGGATCTTTGCAAGCCCTTACAACATTATTGACAATGCGGGTTTTTTGTAGTGTAGTGAACCGTTTTAACATGTTATTTGATCCCGGCAATAGCTTTTAATTCAAGCTTTAAAAGCTTAGCTTGATCACCTTTAAAGCTTGCAGCATTAGACAAAAAGTATAAGACAATCGATCTTGCATCGTCATAACCATAACGATCGTTGATCGATGATAGATCCCGCATCGCTTCTAAGTACGGTTTTGCAGCGTAATTGACCTTAGGCCATGCTTGATATATATCCCGTGCGATAACATGCAAGGGACGGACGGTTTTGATTGTGTCAATAGCTAACATTTTAATTACCCTTAAATTGGATTAAAAACCTACAAAATTGTAGGACATAGTGCACGTATGAGCATGCACTACATTCTAAAATCTAGCGTCAATGCATGGCGATGATAATGGGCACGCCCTTCAAAGCTTGCATACCGCATGCATGGCCCTTGCCAGTACATGTACCGCACGTGCCCGGACATGGGAAAGCTTTGCCCGTGAATGCTTGTCTTAAAGCTTTGACGGTTTCCGGCTTACCGTGATCACTTGAATGAACTTTTTTACCGATACGAACGGCAATAAATTCACCCCTAGTTATAGACAATGCTTTAACCGTTTTTACTGTATCAATGCTTGAATTGTGGCCACCGGATATATTGAGCACGTAATTAGACGGTAATTCACCCTCATATGACATAATTTGATTGAAGCTTTTTGAATAACCGTAAACCCTTGCATTAGGTACGGTTTTAATTAGATTGAACCAAAATTTAACGTCATTGTCGCTGCTAAAATCACCGTCAACGTATAGACGCACGTCATATTGTGAACCTTTAAACGATGCATCTACAATGTGCAAAGCTTTAACGATAGAATCGGGAGCATAGCGCATTAGGTATGCATTCTGCGCTTGTCTCATGAAAGCCGCTGGGTAACGCCATGCACGAAAGCTATAGCAAAAATCTAAGCATTCACCCGCTCCCGGACATGTCACACCAGGCAAGCTTGAAAACGACACAAACGGCAACTTAGAATTACCGTTTAAAGAAAATACACTATATGATGGATCTAAGGTTTTAAACGTATGCTCAAGCTTAGCAAAATTATCTTGCCAACCTTTTCCGGTGAACATGCTAGAAGCTTGCAAGCCCTTCAAAGCTTCTAATGCGCTTTGCTTCGTGCCACCTTGAATAGCTATTGCAAGCCCTTGCAAAGCTTTGAATTTTTGAGCACTATTTGAGAACAGTTTAATTTGCATGGTGATATATCCCTAGTTTATTTTGTGAGCACGTCAAAGTATGCAAGCAAGCCCATGCACAAGCATAAGCCGATTGCAATTGCAAGTATGATATCTAAGCATTTATCTAGCATGTTGATCCCTTAATTAATACTGTAAAACGCTTGACTAAAATCTACAATGATATAATTGCCAAAACCGTCGTCGGCATACATTGTGAACCAGTCGGCAAGTATCAGTAAACCCCCAAAACCTTTGATTGTGTCTAGTGTTTTGCTTGCATCATGTAAGTGTGTCATATATAAACCCTTTGGTTTGTTGTTGCGATGGATAGAGTATCAAGCTTGAACCTTACACGAACCTTACAAACTATAAATATTTTAAACTTTAAACCCTTACGTAAAAACCCTATGTCTTACCGTACTTTTATGTCTTATATAAGAGTACTCTCATGTCTTATATATAAGTACTCTTATGTCTTATATAAGACTACAATAACCTTATGCTTTGAAGGGCTTTTTAGTGCTGCTACCGTGGCAAGGCCACTTAAGGGTTAACCCTGTGTTGCTTTAAAACAACATCAGAGGATCCTACATCGTCCCTCACACTGTCAAATTAACGACACTACACTGTCAATATTCCGACACCCTTCAGAGTTGCTAGTGAGTACTTACTAACTTAAACTAATAAGTACACTTATGACTTTGAAGTGAGCACTTACTAACTTCAGAGTGCCTGCAATGTAAGTGAATACTTACTTCATAGGGGGGGAGGGTCATCGTAGCTATGATTACTATTGCAGGAGCCTCTGAAGTACACAAAAAAGTAAAACTAAAAAGGACTAATTAGGGACAGATGAAGTAACCATAAGTACTTGATTTATAAAGTAAAAGTAGTGTAGACTACAAAGTATCTAAAATGTAGGCAATGTACACCTTAGCAAGGGAACTACAAAGTAAACATATATGTGACTGGAATCACAAGAAAGAAGAAATATATGTGTACTAGACAATAAAAGCTTGACAAATAGACAAAAGTATGATACAATATTCTTCATAGCAAATAACTATGTTTACTAAGTAGCCTGACCCCACTACTAAGTTAAGACTAAGTAGGCTGATATGCACACCCTAGTAGGGGAACATAGTAGTTAAAACACACTTAGATTTAATTTAAGTAATAACTTACTAAGTAAATTAATAATAATTACTTATAATGTTATGTCTATATAACTTAAACATAATGTCTTAGTACTATATAGTACTATACTTAAAAGTCTCCCTATATAGGACAAAGACGCATGGAAACTAAAGAAGATACTGTCAGTGTTGGTATGTCGCCCAAACTGCGTGGTAAGGGCAGACCTCCAAAGACTGACCTTCAAGCTGTTAAGAACAGAACTAAGAATAAGGTAGGTAGACCTGTAGGTGATGCAGGTAGACTTCAAGAGTTCAAGGAGAGGTTACTAGCCACAGGTGGTACTAGAATCCTTGATAAGATGATTCAGATAGCCTTGGATGATGAACACCCGGGACAGATGGCAGCAATTAAGTTAGCAATGGATAGGATATTACCAGCATCAGTGTTTGATACAGCTAAGAGTGGTGGTAGTATGCCTCAGATCAGTATTAACATTAGTGGCCTTAATAGTCCTATTGTGTCTACCAACGATGACGTTATTGATGTATGACACAGTTAAACTTCCAGTTGCTTAAGTGGCAGCAAGAGGTCTTTAAAGACCCTACTAGGTTTAAGGTTGTAGCTGCAGGTAGACGTTGTGGTAAGTCAAGACTGTCAGCTGTATCGCTACTGATTGAAGGTTTGAATTGTCCCGATGGTTCAGCTGTGATGTACATAGCACCTACCTTGGGACAAGCTAGAACGATTATGTGGGACTTACTACATGATCTAGGTAGACCAGTGATTAAGTCCAGTCATGTGAATAACTTAGAGATTACTCTAATTAATGGTCGTAAGATCCTAGTTAGAGGTGCTGACAATCCCGATTCTCTGCGAGGTGTTTCCTTAATTTACGTAGTTTTAGATGAGTGTGCTTTCGTTAAAGAGGATGTATGGCAGAAGATTATACGTGCCTCACTGTCAGATAAGAAGGGTAGAGCTTTATTTATCTCAACTCCCTCAGGACGTAACTGGTTCTACGATGTCTTCAACTTAGGTAAGTTTGAGGATGAAGAGGATAGACAAGACGAAGAGTGGAAGTCATGGCACTACACCACTCAGGACAATGAGACCATTGATCCTAAGGAGATTGAAGCTGCTAAGAGAACATTGAGTTCCTTTGCATTCAAGCAGGAATACCTGTCTAGCTTTGATACCTCAGGTGCAGATGTCTTTAAAGAGGAATGGTTCAAGACTTCAGAGGAACCCAAGAGTGGTACATACATTGTAGCCATTGACTTAGCTGGCTTTGAAGAGGTTGGCAAGAATGCAGGTGCATCTAAGAAGAGATTGGATGAGACAGCTATTGCCATTGTGAAGTTAAAAGATAATGGTGATTGGTGGGTAGATAAGATACAGCATGGTAGGTGGGACATCAGAGAGACTGCTGTGAACATCTTGAAGGTTGTTAGAGACTATCAACCAACAGCTGTAGGTATTGAGCGAGGAGCATTAAAGAATGCAGTACTGCCCTACCTAACTGACTTGATGAGAAAGAATAACATCTACTCACACATTCAGGACTTAACTCACGGTAACAAGAAGAAGGTAGATAGGGTTGTCTGGAGCTTACAAGGTCGTATGGAACATGGAAGGGTATCCTTCAATGAGTCTGAGGACTGGAGTGAGTTTAAGGATCAACTGATTATGTTTCCCACAGCTGGTGTACATGATGACTTAGTAGATGCTCTAAGCTACATTGACCAACTGGCTATTGCCTCCTACAACTCTGATTATGAAGAAGAAGAGTGGGAAGTTTATGATAAAATCTCAGGATACTAAGGAGACTGACAATGGCAACTGGTTTGTATGCAAATATTAATGCTAAACGTAAACGTATCGCAGCTGGCTCAGGTGAGAAGATGAACAAGGTAGGCTCTAAAGCTGCACCATCTAAGATGGACTTTGTGAACTCAGCTAAGACAGCTAAGAAGAAGCCAACTACTAAGAAGATGTATTAATAATGCAATGCCCTATTGAAACACAAGACGTTAAAGCTAACCTGAAGAACAGGGACTGGGCTTTTAAGAACGTAGGCTATGGCCCAGCTAATCCTGAACTCTCCAATGGAGCTTTCTGGAATGATAAGGCTAATGAATGGCAGACTAGCGTAGCTCAAGCCAAGTCAATGCGCTGTGGTAACTGCTCAGCTTTTATACAGACACCTCAGATGATGGAGTGTATACGTTCAGGTATAGACCAAGAGACTGATAGCTTTGCTCAGGATGTCGTAGATACAGCTAAGCTAGGTTTCTGTGAGTTATTTGACTTCAAGTGTGCAGCTGAGAGAACTTGCAGTGCATGGTTAGTAGGTGGCCCAATAACATCTAGCAAGGTCGAGATTGATGACAATGCTCTAGATGATTCAACTAAGGATATGTGATTATGGCAGAAGATATTGGTAAAGACAGTCCCTTTGAGGAACCTACAGAGTCTGAGAAGGAACTAACTTCTTGGATTGTTGACCACACAGATCGCTGGCGTGACCACCGAGATGCTAACTACATTGACCTGTGGGAAGAGTATGAGCGTATCTTCCGAGGTCAGTGGGCTGCTGAGGATAAGCAACGTGAGTCTGAGCGTAGCCGTATCATCTCTCCAGCCTCTCAGCAAGCAGTTGAGACTCGTCACGCTGAGATCATGGAAGCTATCTTTGGTCAGGGTGAGTTCTTTGACATCCAAGATGACGTTATGGATGTCAATGGTAATCCTTTTGATGTTGAACAGATCAAGGTTCAACTACACGAAGACTTTAAGAGAGATAAGATTAAGAAGTCCATTGACCAGATTGAGTTAATGGCTGAGATATATGGTACAGGTATTGGTGAGATCATTGTTAAGACTGAGAAAGAATATACTCCTTCTACTCAAGCCATTCCCGGTATTGCCAATGCTGCAGCCATTGGAGTTCAAGAGAAGGATCGTACAGCTGTTAAGATCAAGCCTGTCAATCCTAAAAACTTCCTCATTGATCCTAATGCTGATTCCATTGACGATGCTCTGGGCGTTGCTATCGAGAAGTACGTTTCCATTCATAAGATTGTGGCAGGTATCGAAAGTGGGATTTACAAGAAAGTAGACATCACACCTCAGTATGATGACTCCAAGCTTGAAGCTACACAGGATCTACGTAACTTTGAAGACGATAAAGTAAAGCTACTCACATACTATGGCCTAGTTCCTCGTGAGTACTTAGAAGACATGGAAGAGGGTGACAGTGAAATCACAGACCTGTTCCCAGATGACTCAGTAGCTGATAACCACTCAGACTTGGTAGAGGCTATCATTGTGATTGCCAATGACTCAGTGCTATTGAAGGCTGAAGCTAATCCTTACATGATGAAGGATAGACCCGTTATTGCCTACCAAGACGATACAGTGCCCGGACGCTTCTGGGGTCGTGGTACGATGGAGAAAGCCTACAATATGCAGAAGGCTATTGATGGTCAGCTTCGTGCTCACCTAGACTCCTTAGCCCTCACCACAGCTCCAATGATTGCTATGGATGCTACAAGGCTTCCTCGTGGTGCTAAGTTTGAGATTAAGCCCGGTAAGGCTATCTTGACCAACGGTGCACCTTCTGAGATCCTGTATCCCTTTAAGTTCGGTCAGACTGATAATAACTCAGTAGGTGCAGCGCAGAACTTTGAACGTATGCTTTTGCAAGCTACGGGCACAGTTGACAGCGCAGGTATGCCATCCAATGTACCTCGTGACGCAGGTGCTGGTGGTATGTCAATGGCTATGGCTGGCATCATTAAGAAGTACAAGCGTACATTGAGTAACTTCCAAGAAGACTTCATGATCCCGTTCATTAACAAGGCTGCATTCAGGTATATGCAGTTTGACAGTGAACGTTATCCTTCAGTTGACATGACCTTTATCCCAACAGCTACCTTGGGTATCTTAGCTAGAGAGTTTGAACAACAACAGATGATTGGTTTGTTGCAGACCTTAGGCCCAAATACACCCGTATTGCCACTGATCCTCAAAGGTATCTTGCAGAATAGTTCATTGTCTAACCGTGGTGAGCTGATGCAAGCTCTAGAGCAGATGTCTCAACCTAATCCACAGGCTGCTGAGGCTCAACAGATGCAACAACAGGCTGCAATGCAACTGGCACAGGCTCAAGTGGCTGATCTGCAGTCCAAAGCTCAGAAACAATCAGCTGAAGCTCAGAAAACCATGATGGAAGCACAGATGATACCTGAAGAGCAGCGTGTAAAGCTCGTTCAGGCTGCTGCAACTAACTTAGACAATGGTGGTGACTTCGAGAAACGTCTGAAACTAGCTGACATTATGCTAAAAGAGAAGACTGTTGACCTGAAAGCTGCTGATATTGCCTCTAATGAGCGTATTGCAAGCCTCCAGATGGCAAATAAGTCAAGAAAGCAGTAGATTTTACTTGACAAAGTGTTGTTTTTATGCTATAATAACACTTATATAAGTTATTAATAGAAGGATAAGCCAAATGGCCCCTGATTTACAGAAATATTATGAAGAAACCTTCAATACCTTGAGTACTGAGGGTTGGAAGTACCTCTTAGAGGACTTAGAAGAGATTAAGGTTAGTTTGAACAATCTCTCTACTGTCAACGATACACAAACACTATTTTATCGTCAAGGACAGTTAGACATTATTGAATTAATCTTAGGGCGTAAGGCTACGTGTGAGAAGGTATTTGAGGAGTTAGAAGATGAGTAATCGTTTATATGACTTCTTATGTCCCAATGACCATGTAACTGAATCGCTGGTTGATAGCGATCATACCACTGCTAAATGTAAGGTATGTAGTAAGGACGCTATCAGGGTTGTATCCTCCCCAAGGATAAAGCTGGATGGTTGCTCAGGCGATTTCCCTTCAGCTTCCGATAGGTGGGTACAAGTACGAGCTGAAAAGCTCAGGCAGGAACAGAAGCAGAACGCATCTCATGTAGGTGACTAACTCTGAATTCATTTATAACACTCCTAAAACCCATTACAGGGCAGGACGAAAGGTAGGTATGGCTCTCATTGACCAAGAAGAATTGGGACAAAGCGAATTTGATGCAGTAGAAGAACTACAACAGGCAAGGCAACAACCTCCTGTAGAAACCCCACAAGAAGAAACCTCTAAAGTTCCCGACAAGTATCGGGGTAAAAGCTTAGAAGACATCGTGACAATGCACCAAGAGGCTGAAAAGCTAATTGGAAGGCAAGCTCAAGAAGTTGGGGAAGTTCGTAGACTAGCAGATGAGCTTTTGAAACAGCAACTCTCTCAGAAAACAGTACAGCCACCAGTAGTAGAGAATGAGGTAGACTTTTTTGAAGATCCTCAGTCAGCGATTCGTAAAGCAGTTACAAATCATCCTGATGTATTAGCAGCTAAGCAAGCTTCACAGCAACTTAGGCAGATTCAGACACAAGCAATGCTCAACAAGAAGCATCCTGACTTTGCAGATGTAGTACGTGATGGTGAGTTTATTGAATGGGTTAAAGCCTCTCCCATGAGACTTAATATCTATGCAATGGCTGATGCTAATTATGATTTTGCAGCAGCAGATGAATTACTCACGACATTTAAACAGATCCGAACATCTAAGACACAACAAACCACTGATGCCGGAAATGCTGTACGCAAGCAAAACTTGTCAGCAGCATCTGTAGATGTTGGAGGGACTGGTGAATCATCTAAGAAAGTATATCGTCGTGCCGACCTTATCCGGCTACGTATGACAGACCCTAATCGGTATGAAGCACTTGAACCTGAAATTCGAGCAGCTTATAACGAAGGTAGGGTTAAATAATTAATTGTAAACATATTCTTTAGGAGAATTAAAAATGGCTTTAGGTACAGATCACGTCACGAAGACGACTGGTGATAAGTTCATTCCGGAAATCTGGAGTGACGAAATCATCGCAACATACAAGAAGAACTTGGTGTTGGCAAACTTGGTTAAGAAGATGTCCTTCAAGGGTAAGAAAGGTGACACCGTTCACATTCCAGCCCCTACACGTGGCGATGCTTCAGTTAAAGCAGCTTCAACTCAGGTTACACTGATTGCAGCTACTGAGTCTGAAGTTGTTGTTACTATTGACAAGCACTATGAATATAGCCGCTTGATTGAGGATATTGTCGAAGCTCAAGCTTTGTCTTCACTGCGTAACTTCTACACTGAAGATGCGGGTTATGCTTTGGCTCGTCAAGTTGACGTATCATTGATCCAGTTGGGTCGTGGTGTTCAAGGCGGTACAGGTACATCTGCTAACTCAGGTGCTTTCTCAGGTGCTGATGGTACAACAGCTTATGTTGCTGCCGCTAACACAGGTTTGGGTGCTCTCACTGATGCAGCGATTCGTCGTAGCATTCAGCGTTTGGATGATAATGACGTTCCTATGGACGGTCGTTTCCTTGCTATCCCACCTTCAAGCCGTAATACTTTGATGGGTTTGGCTCGTTACACTGAACAAGCTTTTGTTGGTGAAATGGGTGGTAACAACACAATCCGTACTGGTGAAATTGGTAACTTGTACGGTGTACCCGTGTTTGTTACTTCTAACGCTGATACAACATCTGGTTCTACCGCTTGCCGTATTGCTTTGTTGGCTCATAAAGACTTCGCAGTCTTCGTTGAGCAACAAGGTGTTCGTGCACAGACTCAGTACAAACAAGAGTACCTCGGTACATTGTTCACTGCTGACACACTGTATGGCGTGAAAGAACTGCGTGACGGTTCAGCAGTTGCTTTGGCTGTTCCAGCCTAAGTGATAGAGGGTTCCCACTGTAATAGGTGGGAGCCTTTTTAATGTGTTTAGTAAAGCATATCAAAAAGGTAACATACTATGAAATTTAAGTGTAAGCAAACTAATCAAATCTACAACTTTGAACACGCAGTTGATATTGTTTCAATGGAGAAGCATCCAGATTATGAGGCAGTACCTGAACAAACTGAACCCGTAGTAGCACCTAAAGCAACTAAGAAAACAGTAAAGCAAGATGAAGACACTATCAACGGGATATAATCTAACAGCTAATACCCTGACTACTGTCTATACAGTACCTACAGGTTATTATGCTAAGTGTATCCTATTGCATACTTGTAATACATCCCCTAGTAAACACATAAGTTTTAATTGGTACAAGGCTTCAACATCTACATCTATTGCTGTGGTATCTGAACAAGTACTAGCAGCTAGAACAACACTGGACTTGTTAACTAATAGTCAATGTTTTGTAATGGAAGAAGGTGACTACATTACAGTTATCTCAGAAGCTGGTGCAACAATGTCAATCGTAGCTACGTTTGAGTTATACAGAAAAGGCGAATAAATCATGGCAGCTCCTCAAGCACTGACACCTGAGCAGATACAGCAGATTATCGCTGCAGGTCGTGGCAATACAGTTAATCTTAATGGTACTATCTATCAAGGTAACTATGCTGATACTGGATCTGGTGAGACTTTTCAGGAAGGTGCTCTGCAGGACATCTATGGTTACACACCTGAGCAGAACAAAGTAGGCGGTACATACAATCAGTATGATCCTACAGGTGCTTTCTCACGTACAGGTACTCAACAAGAAGTTAATGCTAACCAAGACTTCTTAAAGTTCTTAGCTGGTGCTGGTTTAACATTTGCTCTTCCCGGTGCTTTAAGTGGTTCTTTGTTTGGTGGTGCTGCTGCAGGTGCAGAAACTGCTTTTGCTGGTGAAGCTTTAGCAGATGCAGGATTACTTGCAGGTGGCGGTGCAGGAGCAGCTGCTACAGGTCTTACAGCTGCACAGATTGCTAATTTAGCCAGAGCTGGTATCAGTGTAGCTGGTCTTTTAGGTGCTGGTAATGCTGTCACAAACATGGGTGGCGGTGGTGGAAACACATCAACTCCAATCACTTATTCAGGTGGTGGTGCAGGTGGTTACTCTCCAGAATACTTCAGTCAACTACAGAGCAACTATAACAGCTTGATGCCTAACGTACCTCGTGATGTTGCAAGCCCATTGCAGAACTGGTACTCAACTCAATTCAATCCCGGAGCTTCTGTCACAGGTAGCTTGTTTGGTGATATGGCAGGTGGTACTACTACTGGTGGTATGGCTCCAGCAAGACCAAACCCACTTACACCTTTGCCTAAAGCACCTGTTGTGCTTCCTCCTACAACCATGACAACCGTTGTTGGTGGTACTGGTACTGATACCGTAGTAGGCGGTGGAGTTACTGATACCGTAGTAGGAGGTGGACTTACTGACACAGTTACTGGGAATTCAGCTGGTTATCAGTATGCTACTCAGAACTTAGGTCTAACACCTGCACAGTATTTAAACAATATCAATCAATGGATTCTAGACAATCCTTATGCTTCTAGAGATCAGATTGATGCTGCAATGGCTCAAGCTGGTGTTAGTCAAGCTGACTTGCAAGAAGCTTTACGTACAACTACATTCTCAGATGCTACTAAGTATGCTTTAACAAGTGGTGGTAGCCTTGGTGATTTAAACAACATCATCACTAACTATATTGAACAGAATCCTACAGCCACTAATGAGCAGATTCAAGCACAGCAAACTCAGTATGGTATTTCAGACCAAGACATAGAACGAGCTATGACAGCTTTGAACTCTTCACCAGCTAAAGAGTATGCTGTTATCAATGACATGGGTTTGAATCAGTACTATCAGAACATTGCAGATGTAGCTAAGTCTGGAGTATCAGCTGCTGATGCTGCAGCTCAGATGAGACAGTATGGTGTAAGCCCCGGAGATGTCTCAAGAGCCTTTGGTTTGTTTGCTCCTTCTGGTGGTTTAACATTAGATGAAGTTTTAGCTGCTTATAACAAATAATCTTAGGAACTTACATGGCAACAATCATTACAAAGAATAGCAGTACATCCACAGCTGTACCTGCTGCAGGAGATCTCACTAAAGGTGAGTTAGCTGTTAACGTAACAGATAAGAAGCTGTACACCAAAGACAATAGTGCAACTGTTGTTAGGATTGTAGGTTCACTTGGTAATCAAGAAGCTTCAGCAGCTGCCATCACAGGTGGTACTGTTGCTGGCGTAGCTCAGACTGGTGGTACAATTAACAATACTCCTATTGGTGGTACTACAGCAGCAGCTATTACAGGTACTGTAGTTACAGCTACTACTAACTTTGCAGGTGCTTTGACTGGTGCTGTGACAGGTAACGTAACTGGTAACGTGACAGGTACTGTAACTGGTAACGTCACAGGTAACTTAACTGGTAACGTAACAGCCTCTACAGGTACTTCTTCATTCAATGATGTCACCATTAACGGTGGCTTAAACATGAATGCTGGTACTGCAGCCACCATTACTAACCTTACCTCACCAACTAATTCAGGTGATGCAGCTACTAAGGGATATGTTGATACATCTATCAGTAACTTGGTAGCTTCAGCTCCCGGAGCATTAGATACACTTAATGAACTTGCTACAGCTCTAGGTAATGATGCTTCATTTTCCACCACTGTAACTAACTCTATTGCAGCTAAGCTTCCCTTGGCTGGAGGCACTATGACAGGTGCTATTGCAATGGGTACGTCTAAAATCACAGGTCTTGGTACTCCCACTGCAAACACAGATGCTGCCACTAAAGGCTACGTAGATACTTCAGCAGCTGCAGGATTGCCTTTGTCTGGTGGAACCATGACAGGTAACATTGTCATGGGTGCTAACAAGGTTACATCTACAGCTACTCCAACAACTAACGATGACCTTACACGTAAGGCTTATGTCGATAGTATCTTAGGTAGTGCTACAGCAGCAGCTACTTCAGCGTCCAATGCAGCAACTTCAGAGACTAATGCTGGTAACTCAGCCTCTGCAGCTTCTTCATCGGCCTCTGCAGCCAGTGCATCAGCAAGTTCAGCTGCAGCGTCCTATGATTCCTTTGATGACAGGTATCTTGGCCCTAAAGCATCAGCACCCACAGTTGACAATGATGGCAATGCTTTGCTGACAGGTGCTTTGTATTGGAACTCAACATCCTCTAATCTGTGGGTGTGGAGTGGTTCAGCATGGACTCAAGCTACTCTAACAGCTGGCTCCTTTGCCACTTTGACAGGCACAGAAACCCTGACAAACAAGACTCTTACTGCACCGATTATTTCAAGTATTAGCAATACTGGCACATTGACGCTACCAACAAGCACAGACACATTAGTGGGTAGAGCAACAACTGATACGCTAACCAACAAGACTCTGACATCTCCAACACTTACAACCCCCGTACTTGGAACACCAACAAGCGGAACATTAAGTAATTGCACAGTTGATGGTACTGATGCAGTTGGCTTTAGAAACATCCCACAGAATAGTCAATCAGCAGCCTACACATTAGTTTTAGCTGATGCTGGCAAACACATCTTCCATCCATCAGGCGATGCCAATGCAAGGACATACACAATCCCTGCAAACAGTTCTGTGGCTTATCCTATTGGCACAGCAGTCACATTTATCAACATGACAAGCCAAGTTGTGACGATTGCCATTACGACAGACACAATGTATTTGTCTTCTGCTGGCACAACTGGTTCACGCAGTTTGGCCCAATATGGTTCAGCAACTGCAATCAAAATGACATCAACAACTTGGTTAATTTCAGGGAGTGGCTTAACATGAGCGGTGTACTACAAGCAGTATTTCAAAATCAGCGTTCTTTTGGGCCGCCTGCTATTGGTGCTGCTTTTAAAGGCGGGTTTTTTGTAGGGCAAATATCGACTGCTGGTAATGGGATTGCTGATTACAACTTAGTTGTTGGCCCCGTAGCTTCTGCTGAAAGCACAAGTAAACAATGGAAAATAGTAAATACCGCAACCTCTGGAACTTCCTCAGATATTGATGGGCCAGCCAACAGCGCAGCAATGAACAACATAACCCATCCAGCAGCTGAATTTTGCGAAGGTTTAACTATTGGAGGTTTCAGTGATTGGTATATGCCAGCTAAAAATGAATTGGAATTGTGCTATTACAATTTAAAACCAACTTCAGGTGGTAACAGCACTGGGTCTGGCATAAATCCAAATGCAGTTCCTGCAAGGGCAAGTAATTATACTTCTGGTGACCCTGCTCAAACTTCTGCTTCTGCTTTTCAAAGCCCAAATGCGCAATACTTTGAGAATGCTAATTATTGGGCTAGTACAGAGGGTTCTGCTTCAAATGGATGGGCGCAGTTCTTTGGTCAAGGCGCTCAAGCCAACTACAATTCAAAAGCCAGCTACTTCCGAGTTCGTGCTGTTCGCAGAGTCGCAGTTTAAATTTTATAAGGGCCATCACAATGTACATTTGTGTAACAGAAGTAGATGCAGTAACTAAAATAGTCTGCACAGCCGAACCACAGCGCACAGGCCCATCAATGCCAGATGTCAAGGGCTACAAGCACGTATGGCATGACAGTTCTACATGGCCTGTGGCAACAACATCTGATGGAACATACTTACGTGCCCCCAAATACTACGGCACTTGCGATGACGATGCCGACACTACCATTGCTGGTGTTTTGCAAGTCTTAACAGAAGCCGAGTTCAATTCAGCCAAAGTTGCCGAGCATGAAGCCCGTAGACCTTATCCATCTTGGATTGGTTACTTGGACACAATGACATGGGGTGCGCCAGTGCCAAGACCCGCTGATGCTATTATGAATGGTGGGAATGTACGCTACCAATGGGACGAAGCTACAGTTAATTGGATTCCAATGGAATGAAAGAGTTCTTCTTCATCTCTGGTTTGCCAAGGTCAGGTTCTACCCTGCTCTCGGCTATTCTGCGACAGAACCCTGAGTTCTATGCAGACATTTCTTCACCCGTACAAGGATTGGTTACATCAACAATCAATGTCATTACAGGTAGCGAGAGTAACCACCTGATAGATGAAGACAGACGCAAGCAAATACTCAAAGACTTGTTTAACGCTTACTACAAAGCAGTTACTCCAAACGTAGTGTTTGACACTAGCAGGGGATGGACTGCCAAAACATCCCTGCTGAAAGACCTGTATCCACAGACCAAGATTGTCTGTTGTGTGCGTGATTTACCTTGGATACTGGATAGCTTTGAACGTATTGCTGCCAAGAATTCTTTGTATGGTGCAACCCTGACAGACGATGAAGCTAGGCAGACAGTCACCACAAGGTGCGATGCCCTGATGGACGTAAAGAAGGAAGGCCAAGTGGTCAAGCCTTATTACTTCTTAGAAGAAGGTTTACTGTTAAACCCCGACATGATTATGTTGGTGGAATATGAATCTTTATGTAAACAGCCTGAGAGCGTGATGCGTGAGATTTATGGGTTTATTGGAAAGCCTTATTACGAACATGACTTCAAGAATGTTGAGTATGACAATGAGGTGTATGACAAAGCGTTAAACATGAAAAGTCTGCATACAGTACGCAAAGAAGTGACATGGCAAGAACGCCCATCTATTCTTCCTAAATCTGTATGGGAGAAGTATAATGGCAAGGAGTTCTGGCGTACACCTGCACCAGAGTTTGCAATCAAACAACTTTATAAGGTTAAAGGATGAAACGTATATTGATTATGGGTTTACCGGGTTCTGGTAAAACTACTTTGGCTCAACATATTCTTGACCATTTACAGGCAGAACGTAAAACAGTCATGTGGTTAAATGCTGACGATGTACGTAAAAAGTATAACGACTGGGACTTTTCTCATGAGGGTCGTATTCGCCAGAGCTTGCGTATGCGTGAGCTTGCTGACAGTTACGATGTAGATTATGTTATTTGTGACTTTGTAGCCCCTCTAGTTGAGATGCGTAACAACTTTAAGGCTGACTGGACTGTCTGGGTTGACACCATCAACCAAGGCCGTTTTGAAGACACCAACAAGGTGTTTGTTGCACCCGAACAGTACGACTTCAGAATTACTGAGCAAAAGGCTGAGAAGTGGGGAGAGTTCATTGCTGCTCACATCTTGGATGAACGCCCACGCCCCGTCTTTGATTGGCAGAAAGAGACTGTCCAGATGCTTGGCAGATGGCAACCTTGGCATGAAGGCCATCGTAAGTTGTTTGAGAGGGCATTGGCCAAGACGGGTCAAGTGGTTATTCAGATTAGAGACTGTCAGGGTTGGAACAGCTCAAACCCCTTTGCCGCTAATCAGGTTAAAGACTTTATCAAGCGTGATTTAGACCCTTTATACCAAGGTCAGTATGAGATACAACTTGTACCTAATGTGGTTAATATTACCTATGGTAGAGATGTGGGATATAAGATTGAGCAAGAGTCATTTGACGATGCTACACACGCTATTTCAGCAACTAAGATACGCAAACAAATGGGTGTCTAAATGAAAGACGAAGTAACCCATGAACACATCTATGACCGCCTATTGGCTGTAGAGGCCAAAGTAGACAACATAGATAAGAACACAGAACACGTAATCAAAGCCTTTAACGCTGCTTCAGGTGCTTTCTTAGTACTTGAATGGATCGCTAAAGCTGTGAAACCTATTATTATTATAGGTGCTTTCTTCGGGGCTATTTGGTTAGCTATTGACAGTAAATTTAATGGAGTAAAATAACTATGGCATTGGCAACTCTTTTAAGTGGCGTAGCTGCCACAGGTGCTTCACAAGGAATTCGTACAGATGGTTTAGTACCAGCTCATGTACAGATTTCAGGTATTACTATTGGTACAGTGGCTGTTCAAGGCTCTGTGGATGGTTCAACATGGGCTACAGTGGCTACAGCTTTGACAGCTGATGGTATTGTAACTCTTGCGTCTCCCCCACCTTATATACGAGCTAACGTAACAGCTTTTACATCAGGTTCTATTACAGTTAAAATCTTTTATTGATAGGAATACTAATATGGTTATGCCTACACGTGGACAGAGAACAGCTAAGAACAAGATGAAGAAGGTTATGGGAGAATACAAAGAAGGTACTCTTCACAGCGGTAAAGGTGGCCCTGTGGTGAAATCTCGTGACCAAGCTATTGCTATTGCTATGAGTGAAGCAGGTAAAGCTAAAAAGAAGTCTAAAAAAGCTTGACATTAACACTAAAGTGTGTTATTATAGTATACAAATATAAGGAATATTGATGGCTACAACTTATTTACAGCTAGTGAATAACGTTCTTACACGGTTAAGAGAGAATGTAGTATCGTCAGTTGGTGATACTCCTTATAGTTCTCTTATGGGTGTATTTGTTAATGACGCTAAGAGAGAGATTGAAGATGCTTATGATTGGAACTGTTTAACTACTACCATTGTTATTCCAACAGTATCGGGTACTCGTAATTACACACTGACAGGTTCAGGTCAGAGGTTTCGTACTCAAGATGTCTTAAATGACACTCAAGACTATCCAATGCAAGCTGTACCTACTAACTGGATGAATAGACAATATTATCTAGGTACAATACAGAGTGCAGCTCCATCATACTATAACTACTCAGGTATCTCAAATGATGATACTCAGGTAGATATTTGGCCTAGACCTGATGCAGTATATCAGCTAAGGTTTGAATTAGTTATTCCTCAAGTTGATTTAACAGCTGATGCTGACCTATTAAAGGTTCCTCACTATCTTGTTCAAATGCTGGCATACGCTAAAGCTGTTGGTGAACGAGGTGAAGACGGTGGTTCAGGCTTTAGTGAAATCTATCAACAGTATCGCTTAGCCTTAGCAGATGCTATTGCTATTGAGAAAAATCGTTATGAAGAAGAAAACACTTGGATTGATGTCTAATGGTTGCTAAGCTCTTAACCACCACTATATCAGCTCCGGGCTTTCAAGGACTGAATACACAGGATAGCTCAGTCTCTCTAGAGGCTGGTTATGCTACCGTGGCTAATAACTGTGTCATTGATAAGTTTGGTAGGATTGGTGCTCGTAAGGGATGGACACTATCCCATGCTGCTAACAATGACTTAAGCACTGCTGACGTTAAAGCTATTGGTGAATTAATTGACAATGCTGGTAACTCATACATTATTGCTGCTGGTAACAATAAACTATTTAAACTTGTAGGCACTACACTATCACTGTTAACCTACGGTGGTGGTGGTACAGCCCCTACCATTACAGACAGTAACTGGCAGATGGCTCCTTTGAATGGTGTCCTGTATCTCTACCAAGCTGGTCATGATCCTTTAGTGTTTGACCCTGCAGTCAGTACAACTACATTTAAGCGTATCTCTGAGAAGACTGGCTATGTAGCTACAGTGTCCAGTAACAATACAGTTATCAGTGCCTATGGTCGTACATGGAGTGCTAATAACGCTACAGCTAAGAGTACCATTCAGTTCTCAGACTTACTTGCTGGTCATGTCTTAAGTACTGGTACAGCTGGTACATTGGATGTATCTCAGGTATGGCCTAATGGTGCTGATGAGATTATATCCTTAGCAGCTCACAATAACTTCTTGATTGTCTTTGGACGTAGACAGATTCTTATTTACTCTAATGCTACTGACCCTAACAATTTAACACTATCAGATGCTATTACAGGTATGGGCTGTGTAGCCAGAGACTCAGTAGTAGCCACTGGTGGTGATATTATCTTCTTGTCTGACTCAGGTGTACGTTCATTAATGCGTACCATCCAAGAAAAGTCAGCTCCAATGAGAGACATTAGTGCCAATGTACGTGATGACTTAGTGTTGGAGATTAGCCTAGAGACTGCAGCTGACATTAAAGCTGTCTACTCAGATAAGGAAGCTTTCTATCTATTGTCTCTACCAGCCCGTCAGTTAGTGTATTGCTTTGACATGAGAGCACCACTACCTAATGGAGCTAACAGGGTTACAACATGGGATGGTTTAGTTCCTACAGCTTTTAAGTACACTCGTAATAAAGATTTGTTATTGGGTGAGTCTGGTTACATTGGTAAGTATGATGGTTATAAAGATAACAATAACTCATACTTGCTAAGATACTTTACCAACTACTTTGATTTCCAGTCACCTACTGTCATTAAGATTATGAAGAAGGTAGGAGTAACAATTATTGGTGGTCAAGGTTATCCAGTCACTTTAAAGTTTGGCTTTGATTACAGTGACATCTTGAACACACGCCAGTTTGACTTAGCCAATGCAGCCATTGCAGAATACAACATAGCTGAGTTTAACATTGGTGAGTATGGTGGTTCAGCCTTTGACAATAAGATTATTAATATTGGTGGCTCAGGTAAAGTTATTCAACTAGGCTTTGAAACCAATGTATTTAATAAATCTATATCCATTCAGAAACTTGATGTCTATGTTAAGACAGGGAAGACACGATGAGTAACTATACTAAAGCAACTAACTTTGCAATTAAGGATAGCCTAAACACAGGTAATCCTAGCAAGATCATTAAGGGTACTGAGGTTAACACAGAGTTTGATAATATTTCTTCGGCAATAAGTTCTAAACCTGATGCTAACAACGGTGCTCTTACTGGAACAACCACTGCAGTTAATCTTACTGTCTCTGGTACTTTAACAGCTACTATTGACGGAGGTACATACTAATGGCTGATCCCTTTGACTGGACAAGTTTAATTGCCCCCGCTATAGGCACTGCAGGTAGCATTTACGCTTCTAACCAAGCTGCTAATGCTACCACTGATGCTGCTGCACAGGCTGCACAGATGGCTCAATTCAGACCCGTAGGAGTTACCACTCGCTTTGGTAAGTCAGGTTTTAACTATGATGAGAGTGGCAAGCTTATCGGTGCTGGTTATCAGGTAGCCCCTGACGTAGCTGCAGCCCGTGAAGGTTTGATGGGTATGGCTGGTACTGGCTTAGGTCAGGCACAGCAGATTCAAGCATATCAACCTACTGTCAATGCTCAAGCTGCAGGTCTGTTTAACTTAGGTGCTGGTTACACAGCTCAGAATCCTCAGCAAGTAGCTCAGAACTATTTGAATCAGCAACAACAACTATTGGCTCCCGGTCGTGAACAACAACTTGCACAGTTGAGTAATATGCAACAGCAGCAAGGACGTATGGGTCTAGCTACAGGTGCAACTACTGCAGGTTACACAGCAAATGCTCCCGGCTTAGCAGCTAGTAATCCTCAGTTTGCTGCTATGTACAATGCTAGAGCACAACAAGATGCTCAGTTGGCTGCACAAGCTCAATTAGCTGGACAACAACAAGTACAGTTCGGTCAAGGTCTAATGACTGGTGGTTTGAACTTAGCAGGTCAAGGCTTTGGATTGCAGACACAAGCGCTGGCTCCATACACTCAGTACGCTCAAGGTGCTGTTAACTTAGAGAACTTAGGTCAGAATGCTTTGACTCAAGGCTCAGCTTTGGGTGCAGCTAGTACAGCGGGTGCTACCAATGCAGCTAACATTCAGAATGCAGCAGCTCAGCAAGCAGCAGCTTTGCAGCTTGGACGTAACAATGCTGTAGTAGGTGGCTTAACAGATCCTATTAGTCAGTTGATTGCAGGACTATCAGGCGGTGGCTCAGGTGGTGTTAACTACAATGCTGTTATTAATCCCTACTTCCAGACATCTTAAGGAATAACATGGCTACTCAAGGAATTCAAGGTTTATTTGGAGGCATGGGTACTCCTGAGGAAATGCAACGTCAACTGGTTGAGCAGAAGGCTACACAGTTTGCTAATATGTCTCCTCAGCAGCAAACATCCTATAACATCTTTAAGAACACAGGTAACTTAGGTCGTGGCTTAGCTGGTGCAATGGGTGTTGATGTTCAAGATCCTGCTGTACGTCAAGCTACTATGCTTCGTCAGTTAGCTTCTCAGTTTGATACTAACACACCTGAAGGTTTGAAGCAGATGGCTCAAGCCCTACAGTCTACTAATCCTGAACTGGGTATGCGTGTAATGCAACAAGCTCAGGCTATGGAAGAGCAGATGGCTAAGACAAAAGGAGCTACTGCTGAGGCTCAGAAAAAAGAGCTATCAGTCCAACAAGAAGCTGCTTTGCGTAATGAACTAGCTAATCTTGGCCCTGATGCAACTCAAGAGGATATTCTTAAAGCTGTAACTAAGTATGGTTCTGCTGATAAGGTGATGTCTGTATTACAGTCAGCTGCTGATAAAGCCACTCAACGTGAACAAGCTGTACAGATGCAGCGTGAACGTCTAGATGCACAGATGGAAGCTGCTAAAGAACGTGGAGCTAACGCTAAAGAACTTGCTCAGATGCGTATTGATTCTAATCAAATGATTGCTGGAATGATGGCAGGTATTCGTCAGCAAGGTATTGATGATAAACGTGCTGATAAAGCAGCTAAAGAAGAGTCTCAGAAACAAGGTGTAGTGGCTTCATTTGATAGTGCTTTAGAGACACTGGGACGTATTGCTAATCACCCCGGTAAATCCAGTGCTGTAGGTTTTGGTGGTACAACAGCTTCAATGATCCCCGGTACTAATGCTGCAGGTTTTGCATCACAATTAGAAACATTCAAAGCTCAGGTATTCTTACCTCAAGTACAGAACCTTAAAGGTATGGGCGCATTGTCAGATGCTGAAGGTAAGAAATTAACAGCTGCTATTGGTGCTTTGGATCAGAAAATGAAACCTGCTGAGTTTGATGCTCAGTTAAAGATTATTGAGAATGACCTTAGAAAAGCACGTGCTCGTGTGTCTGGTGTCGGTGGTGCTACTGAAGCACCTTCTGCACCTAAAGCTACTAAACGATTTAACCCTGCAACAGGGCAACTTGAAGCAATTTAAGGATACTTATGCCTCAGTACATTGAGTTTAATGGAGAAACTGTAGAATTTCCTGACGGTATGTCTGATGCTCAAATTGCATCCGCATTAAAAGGCAAAGCTGCACCAATTCCTCCACAAAGAAGTGTGGGTCAAGATTTAAGTAGGCAACTAGGACTTACGGGTCGTATTATTGCTGAAGGTGTAGCTGCACCTGTTAATGCAGTGGGTGACTTCTTAAGTGGTGCATACAATCTAGGATCTATGGCATTAGGCTCTGAAAGTCGTATGCCTACAATGTCTCAATCACAGAGTCAAGCATTGACTAAAATGGGTGTACCAGTTGCTGAGACTGGACTTGAGAGAGCTGTACAGGCTGGTGGTCAAGCAATGGCAGGTACTGGCTCTCAAGCTGCTATTGCTAAAGGTTTTGGTCAAATAGCAGCACCTTTAACTCAGAACTTAGTTCAACAAGTTCCTGTATCTGGTGTAGCTGGTATGGCTTCTCAAGCAATGGCAGAGAAGACTAAAGGCGAAACTGATAGTGACCTTGGTGCTACAGTGATGGGTATCCTTGCGGGTACTATTGCTGGTGGTGTTACAGGTAAAACTATCGGTGGTGTTCAGAAGATGGGTGCTAGGACTGAGCCAGTATTAACTATTGGTGATGTTAAACAACGTGCTCAGCGTTCATACACAGAAATGGAAGATCAGGGTGTCTTTGTTAAGCCTAAGAGTGTTTTAGATATGCTTAATGGTGCTGAAGAAACATTAGTTAAGAATAACTTTAATCCTAAGATGGAAACACACAAGCCTGTAGCTCAGCTGCTTGAACAACTTAGAGACATGACAGGTACTCAGCGTGTATCTTTCACTAAGCTGGAACAAATGCGTTCAGCTGCTACAGATCTTAAAGCTGCAACAGATCCAGCTACTCGTAAGTTTGCAGGTCAAGTTGTAACTAAGATTGATGACTATTTAAGCACCTTAGGCTCTGGTGATGTTATTGCAGCCAAAGGAACAGTTGGTAAAGCCGTAGAAAGTGTACAAAATGCTAGAAAAGATTGGCGAAACTTATCTCGTGCCTCTATACTTGAAGATGCTCTCAATGTTGCAGAAGCTAAAGCTTTGGATCCTAAAGCTTCTCAGGGTGAACTAATACGTAGACAACTTATTAATCTTGCAGCTGATAAAGATAAGATGAAGTCCTTTTCAACACGTGAACAGAATGCTATTAAGAGTGTTGCTTCCGGTGGTGCTACAGACCCTTTATTGTCATTACTTGCTAGGTTTAATCCTCAGCGTAGCCAGATTACAGCAGGTGCTTTAGGTGCGGGTGCACTAGCCAATCCTGCAGCTGCCGCTTTAACTGCTGGTACTGGTTTTGGAGCTGATAAACTACAAGGCTTATTACGTAGAAAGCAGACTGAAGGATTAGTCTCTAATCTACTGTCTGGAAATATGCCAGAACCTATCCCAAGTTCTACCTTTAGAGGTTTACTCTCAAGCGTTCCTGAACAACAGCAGTAACTACTATGAAGAGGCTAACTCTAGCCCTTCTAATCCTTTTTACGAGTTTTATAGCCACAGCTGGCTTTGATCCTAACGCAGATAGATGTGTTAAGTGGACATGGAGGTGGGCTGCAGACTATAAGACTCGTATTGTCGTATGTCTAGAATGGAAGAAAGCATATAACAAATGATTGATCCTCTAACAGCTCTAGCAGGGATACAGTCTGCAATCAGTATGGTCAAGAAGGCTAGTAAGGTAGCCAACGATCTAGGCTCTCTTGCACCTATGATTGGTAAGATGTTTGATGCCAAGAGTGTAGCTACAAAGGCTATGCTTCAGGCTAAGCAGTCTGGTAAGGGTTCCAACATGGGAACTGCATTACAAATTGAGATGGCTTTGGAGCAAGCCAGAGCCTTTGAAGAAGAACTTAAGATGCTCTTCATGCAAACAGGTAAGATTGATGTCTGGAATAAGATTAAGGCTAGGCAAGCTGAGATGGACTTAGCTGATGCCAAGGAGCTTAGTGCTCTGAAGAAAGCTGAGAAGGCAGCTAAGGAGAAAGAACAAGAGCTAAATGAACTAGCTATGATTCTAGGTGGTTGTGCTTTTGTGTTGTTCTTGGTGTTTGTTGGTGTTAATGAGTTAATGACCTTCTGTCAAACAACACACAGGTGTGGCAGGTAAACATGAATGAGTATCAAAAGACCTTTGATATGTGCCTCAAGATATTTGTCTATGGCTGTGTAGCTCTGTACTTCTTAGGCTTCCTTAAGTTTCTCCCTGACGATTTGTCGGATAAAGTTGTTAATCTCCTACTATCTAAGATTGGCTTATGAAATATCTCTTATTTATTCTACTGTTCACCTTAGCAGGATGTGAAGACAGATACAGATACTACTGTCAGAATCCGGATAACTTTCATGCTGAACAGTGTCAGAAACCTAGATGTCAGTTCTCTCAAACCTGTCCTGAATACTTAGTAGCACCTATCTTGGAGAAACAAATTGATAAGACTAAACAATAGCGATAAACCTAAATTAACAACTGAAGAGATTGAGGTACGTATCTGGGGCTTTGTTGTAATCGCTATTACTTTAATTCTAATAGGTATTGTCTTTGCACTCTTGTATTCAGTTACTTTTGTAACACAACCTATTAAGTCAATGGCTCCTATTGACCAAGCATACACCAAGATGCTTAACGATATTGTCCTTTTACTTGTGGGTGGTATTGGAGGCATTGTAGGTAAGAGAGCTGTTAATTCAGCCTTTAGACCCCCACAGCCTATGGGACAGCAACAACATTGTGGTGGTTATGGCGGTGGTGGATACGGTGGAGGTGGCTATGGTAGCAGTTATGCTCCTCCACAGTCAGCCTATGGCCTACCAAGTCAGCCCTTTGGTGCTATGCCAGTATGGAAGAATCCTGAGTTAGATGAATCATGGACACCCGGCCCTCCACCTACGACTCCTCCTGAACACCTAGAGGACGACGAGGATAGAGAAGAGATAGCTCAAGCTAGAAAAGAGGTAGATTAATGTTTCCTATACCCTTACCGTGGCTTATAATAAGTGCACTTATATCTTTATTTGGAACATATCAAGTTGGTCATCATTATGGATGGCTTGAACGTGACCAAGATATGCAGATAGAGATTGCTAAGAAGAATGATGAAGCTCGTGAACTTGAGAAGACTCTCACATCTAAACTGGCTGATAAAGAAACAGCACTAAGAAAGGCTACAAATGAAATATCTAAAAAGAAATCTGCTATGCGTGAGCTTGCTAACACTGGTAGGTTGCGCCTCCCCGCCACCAGTTGTGTACAAACCAGCTCAGGTTCCACCCCTGCCACAGGAAATAGCGGAGCCGATGCAAGCGAACTTGAGCGACAGACTATTAATGCTCTTATCGACATCGTCGCAGAAGGAGACAAAGCCATCGTCAAACACACCCAGTGTGTCGCAGCCTACAACGAAATGAGGGAGCTGGTTAATGGTAAACGGTGAACAACTAAGACAGCTTAAGATTGACCCTGCACTTGCAGACCCTTTCAATGAAACTTTTGAAAGGTTTGGTATCACTACACCAGCTCAGCAAGCTTCATGGATTGGTCAGTGTGGTCATGAGTGTGGTAACTTCCGCATCATGGAAGAGAACCTTAACTACAGAGCACCTACACTGTTAAAACTATTCCCTAAGACACCTAAGCGTCAGTGGGGCTTCACTCCTGAGGAAGCTGCAGCTTATGAGAAGCAGCCACAGCGTATTGCCAATAGAATCTACGGTAATCGTATGGGCAACAGAGATGAAGCTTCTGGGGATGGCTTCAGGTTCCGAGGCTCCGGATTCCTTCAGCTAACTGGAATGAACAACTTCTATCATGCAGGTCAGGCACTAGGTGTTGACTTCATCATGCAACCTGAGTTAGTTCGTACACCAATGTATGCAGCTCAAACAGCTGGGTGGTTCTGGCAAACTCACAGGCTTAACCAGTATGCTGATAGTGGTGACTTTGTAACAATGACTAAGCGTATCAATGGAGGTACGATAGGTCTAGACGATAGAATAAAACATATTAACCATGCTCTAGAAGTACTGAGCTAATAATAAAGCCCTTAGGAGATAACTCTTAAGGGCTTTTTAGTTTAGTTAGAAGATAAACGCTAGTGTTATAAATCCTATGTGTAAGTAGATGACTTGATTGGCTTCCTCTGACATATTGTTCTCCTCATCCATGATGTAGAGTTCATCAGCTTCTATGCCAAAGACTAAGCCAGTCTTGAATTCAAAGTCAAGTATCATATCTCACACGCACCAGCGGTACACGCTAGTGTCTGAGCACCTTCAACATTGTCAGTGCCTTCAACCAGTTTGTCCCAATCAATACCAGCTGGCATAGCAGCAACCATTGCATGATACTCTTCCTCAGTCATGGACTCATAAGGAGCTTGTCGGTATGTTCCACCATCCATAGGTAGGAAACTCACACCTGTAATCTCATCAAAGTTATTCCACACCCAAGCTCCAACTTCAGGCCACTCATTCTCATTCACTGAAATAGTCACTGAAGGCTTATGCTCACAGTAGTGACGCTGGAACAATAACCACAGTTTCAAGTGTTGGATAGCATTCAAGTCTTCACGCAGTACAGCACCCTTCTCAACTCGCATGGGAAAGCTAAAGATAGTAGTGCTATCAGGCTTCATCACACACAGCTCAGACGGGAACCCTTGCTCTTTCAAGAATGCAGTCAGAGGGTCTTTGTTATCAGAGCGTACCCTACGAATAAAGTACTGACTGTGCTGAGGGTGGATGCCACTAGCAGTGCCTGTAAGCTGAGAGACAGTGCCCTCTGGCTTAATGGCAGTAATGGCAGCACTACGATTAATACCGATAGCGTCAGCAAACTCAGCGTTAGTGTCAATAGCAACATTCTTCATTCCTTCCAAGATGGCAGGTAGTTCAGCATTATCAGGATTATTCAATAAAGCATTGTCCAAGATACCCGTCATGGACACACCAAGCAAACGCTCATCTTCAGTGTTTGTCTGCCACACCTTACGAAGGTAAGGAAAGTAAGTCATCGTCGATTGAAAAGTCCCCAGAATAGTAGCCAAGCGCACTTTATTCCGTAGAGTATCCACACTATCATCGCTCCTGACAATAACAGAAGACAGATTACAAAATTGATAAGGTCTAAGGATAATCTCACTGCAAGGGTTTGTACCCCACTCTTTACCCAATTCCCTACGTCCACTCTTAGCTGCTTGAAGTTCACTTGCATAACGATTAAAGATGCCTCGCTCTCCAGAATGTGATTCATAAATACTTGACCACTCACGCATGAACTTACCTACCTCAGGCTTCACTTCGTAGATGGCACTGTTGTTAGCCAAGGCACGTTGACCATTACCGTCCCACCAGTTGCCAGCTTTAGCATGAGCCATACGGTCATCGCCCAAGTCTGACAAAGAGATCATTGCAGATCTACGAACCCCACCGACAACAACTACCTCTCCCACCTTGCAGAGGATGTCATGCGCTTCAAGCGAAGTGAGCTTACGGCCCGTTGCCCCTTTGAATTTAGCAGTGACGTAGTGAAATAAGGATACAAGGGGTTCCGGCCCTGATGCTCTACCACCAAAAGTTTTAAGTCTCGCACCTGCTGGACGTACTCCTGAGACATCCCACTTTGGAATCTCACCTGCATATAGCAAGGCAATGACTTGTCGTAAGGCTTTAGCCCATCCCTCTTTGGAGTCTTTAACATTAATGACAGTGCCACTATTGTAGAGATCAACTGGAATCTCAGGTAACTTAGATACATACTTTTGCTCCACACTAAAGCCTACACCAGTTCCACACAGGAGAATGTACATAGCCTCATCAAAGGCTTTAGGATCATCAATGGGTAGGTATGAACAGTTATAACCAGCAATGTTCTGACGCTCCAAAGCATCACCAGCTGTCATGATGCTTCGCATTGATGGCATCACTTCTAAGTTAGTCACAGCAGACTGCAGCTCATCACGTAGTGGCTGTGTCAGTGTGTAGTCATGCTTATCTTTCAAGTGCTTGGTCATGAAGTCAAAGTAGCGATTAACAGTCTCAGGCCAGTGCTCTCTACGGCCTTTATCATCCAAGTAGCGAGAGTAACGGCTCTTGCCAATGTATTCTTGGTATGGTGTCATAGTTGTTGTCATATTATTCTAGTTCCTTTATTAAATATTCTTGTTTCTTTTCAATTACATCATCAAATCTATCGACAAGGTCATCACTCTGGAGTCCTAGCAGTTCCAAGAGTGTGACCTCATCCAAACGCTTGAGAGCCTCTTTCAGTTCTTCAAATGTTATTGCGTTCACGTTTACTGATCTCTCTGTCAATGTACCACTTAGCCTTCTTCAGGTCTTCAATGGCATCTAGCTTAAGGTCACAACGCCAGATATATTTGATTGCATTACCTAAGTTAAAGCCCATGTGCTCAGTAACTTGGATACATTCAATACCTGATGGATGCTCAGTGTAGTGCTTAGGTTGATTAACTACATCTACTTCATCTTTGCAGTCAACCCACTCTTTAATGGCTTCACTTAGGGGTTTAGAAGCTTCCTGAATATAAATGCTACGGTTGACCCACTTGTCATAACCTTCACAGTCATTGCAGGGATGTATTTTACCGTCTAGTTCACTGTAAAAGCAAGTGCTACATGATTTAAGATCCATATTTCCTCCCTAAGTATTCTACGCTTAAGAACATCTCATCGAAGTGTCCATCCTGTACTTCATTCATCATCAGTAAGCCCCTCCAGTGTCTATTGCTTAGTTGATCCATATAACTCTCATCGTGGAGATAGTAAGAGCCAACGATGATAGCACAAATAGGCTTCCCATCAGCACGCTTACCATAGGCAATCTGTTTACCCTGTTGATGTCCAGCAACACAAGACATATGAAGCTTGTTAATAATAGCACTAGCAGCACCAGCTGGCCTTCCCATCGCACCAACAGGCCAGTAGTGATTAAAGCCAACACCATTAATGAACACAGGATGAAGAAACCCATGTACTTCCCAATCTTTCTCATACTCAAGATCCTTTGTAGATATTAAGCCTTCAAGTGTAGGATTATTGTTAATAGCTCTATCAATCCTGTTCTCATGGTTTCCTAGAGTCATCACCATACGAGGCTTGTACACCTTGTGTTTGGATTCCTTCTGAGACTTCTGAAGTTCTCTCAAAGGAGCCAGTAACAACTTCATGGCCTCCTTAGCAGATTCAATGTCCTTCTTGTAACGTAGACCTTCAAAGTATTTACTGCCCTTGATGTCGTGAGTGCTAAGGCTTGGCATATCTGCAAAGTCACCTATGTTAATCACTACATCAGGCTTGTAATCGACAATGGCTTTACCAGCCCATGTCAAGTGCTCTAAAGGTACACCCTCTTTAATCTGACAGTCCGGGATTACTAAGATTTTCAATATCATCTCCTTCAACTGTTAGTCTCTCACCTTCACGTATCATAGATTTAAAAGTTTCTAGGATACCGAAGGATATGAGTGATTGAGCTTCATCGTTAGTTAGGTCAAACTGATAAGTGGCATCACCATTCTCATGTTCTTTAATCAGATTCACGTTCACTTTCAGCCTCCTTCAAGAATTCTTCAGCATCACCAGAAAACATAAAGTATCCTAGTACAACTGCAATGGCTGCATTGACTTTCTTGTTCTCAGCAATGTCTTCAGGATGAGAACTCCAACCACCATTGATAGTATTCAGATAGGTTTCTTTAAGTTTCTCCACAAGAATAACATCTGTGAAGTCTTCCCATACACTGCGAAGTTCTTTAGACTTTTCTAAAGCTTCAATAAGATTAGCTAACATAATTATCTACCTCTTTTTTCATTTAACCATGACATTGGAATATCTTTATCAGCATACTTGAATCCATGCTTAGTGCACCAATCCCCGTATGTAGTTTGGCTTACCTTTGAGAGTTTAGACTTAGAGTTACTGAAGACAAATCTAATATCAAGTTCAGGATGTTGTTCCTTAACCATCAAATGCTTCTGTCTATCAGCAGTCACAAACCTACCTTTACTCTCAATGATAATACCGTTACTCAGTAGTAAGAAGTCAGGAGTGTATGTACGTTTCTTCTCAGGCTGCGTATATGCAATCACTAGCTTCTCATACTCAAATGGAACTTCTAAGGCTTTAAGTCTCTCAGCAATCTTGTCTTCTAAGCCTGACCTGAACCCATGCTTCAAAGCTACTTGTCTAATTGTCAGTGGCTTCTTACGCTTAGGCTTCATGTGTGACCCTAGTCCTGTGATACTGATGAAGGAAAGCTCCAAAGGTATCTACAAACTCTTCCTCATGGTTTAGTTTACCCATTGTGAACATAATGGCATGAACTAACTCATGGTAGAAAGTCTGCTCAGTAGACTGCTTATTCATGTCTGTACGAATACTAATAGTCTGCTTCTCAGGATCACATTTACCCATGTCTTCCATGTGAGCTACATACATTACATTCCAGACTGAACCTGCAAGACTGAAGGTGGTTGCCACATCTGGTTTGGTTCCCTTCTTAGCCATAGGAGCTTTCCATTTTCCAGTACCCTGTCAGTATTGCTGTCATAAGCCTTGATACAAGCTTCATATAATTCCTTTTCAGTTGTACAGTTTTTCAAGATCTTATCAGCCTTTACAGGGCCAATACCTCGTATGCCTTCAATGTTATCAACTCTGTCACCTGTCAGTATCTGTTTATAGAAACTGTACAAGCCTTCAAACTCAGT